ATATTTATTTTTTTTTTCTTTTAGGAAAGGATTGTTAAGGGAAACCCTTTTCTTTTTTTTTTGAGTAAAATGCTAAACTTTAAGTAAACTGAAATTATTTTGCAATGAATTTTAATTTTAGGGGTTGACAAATTTTTTTAAGCAGCTTATAATCCTTCTGTATCGCAAAACTCAATAACGGAGAGGTGAGTAAAAATAGCTACAGAATTACCAGTATTAATTTACCAATCCAATAAGGTAAAGATTTTTTGCCCTTATGGGAATATCCCTATTATAACCCCAGAACTGGGAAAAATTCTACTTTCCATCTGCCTTTTCTGCCAAAAAATCTTTACCGACTTAGCTGCTCAAGGTGGAATAGTTACCATGTTTGACACTCAGCTTCAGAGTAAGCACTTGGAACGGATGAACCAAAATGTTATTGCTATGCGTCAAAAGGAAGTTTTTTTAAAGTTTGAGTGCTTGATGGGAGATATTGAGCTATCCTGTGATGACTTTGTCCTCAGCAATGGTAAGCTTTCCTTTGAGCTTACTGATTACCTCGTAGTGGTGGTGGAGCTTTGTCCTTATTCCATTTACCTTACTGATGTTCCCAGTCTTTATTCCTCTTTGTGCAATAAAATTCAGCAAGTGCAGCATAAATTTGCTGACCAATTAAAAGTGCAGCATAAATTTGCTGACCAATTAAGTTTCTTTTTCCTTCAGGAGGTGAATTTAGTCAGTGGCAAAGAGCCTATGGGATTATGCTACGGAAATGAGTAATGAGGAACGAGATGCCTTATTACTGGGAATTACCTATAATGAGTTGCATAATCGCTATGAGGCTCGGGGTGGCTATAATGTGTTTGGTAAAGGAGACCCTCGGAGATCTCGGTATTGGAAGATTTTTGTAAAGGCTGCTAAAGTGCTTCGGGAAAGAGGGTGGGATTTTTATTCCTACTTGTCTGTGGTTTATACTCACTACTATTCCTACTTCGGAAGAAGGTTATATCCAACCGCAGTAGTTTCCAAATGGGGGATTAACGAATATGCCAAATATTTAGCTCAAACTCCTTACGATACTCACTCTCTTCCTTACCGAGAACTTCTTCGCTACTATGCTCGGGAAGTTAAAAGCTTAACTAAGCAGTGGGATATATCCTACGAACAGGCAGTAGACTACCTGTTGGAGCAGGGTAGGATTACTAAGCAGTTAAGCAAAGATTTATTGGCTATTTTAGGACCAAAGAGGAGGTAAGGTATTATGGAGAGCGGGTTAGAACAGAAACTGCTTTACCTGTATCTGTTTGATCGAGAGTTTTACCTATCCAATCGCAGATACTTAAACTCCGAAACATTTTCTCATCCTTTGTTTCGGCGGTCAGTGCAGTTAGTGGATGCTTTTTATCGAAAGTATGGGGACGTGTTCAATCCGTCCCTATACTTCGATTATGCTCGGAGAGATCCTCAACTGCAGAGCTTTAAAGAGCAGATTAACCAGCTGGAGAGCATATTCAAGGATGGCTTTACAGTTACGGAAGCAGAGCGAAAATATATTACTGACAATGTGGTAGCTATTTTCCGTAAGAAAATTGCTGAAGATGTTCTGGTGCAAGGAGCTGACTTGGTTCAGGAAAACAGGATAGAGGATTTCCTGAAGTTAGTTAACACCAAGTTAGCTGAACCTGCAGAAAGTATTCAGCGGATGAACTTAGGCAAGGATTATAATGCAGCTATTTGCCACCTCCTCGATGATGGGGGAGAAAGGATTCCTACCTCTATTCCTGCTTTGGATAAGCTGATGGAAGGGGGCTTTGGTAAAAAGAGGTTTTACATCGTAATGGGGGGACCTGGTTCAGGAAAAAGTATTTTCCTTACCAATATGGCTCACTCAGCTATGATCCACGGAAAAAGAGTTCTCTACTACTCTCTGGAACTCTCTACCGATATAGTTTTATTGCGAATGATGTCAATCGTAACTGGTTTGGGCAAAGGAGAAATCAGGAGTAATCCTCAATTAGCACAGGAGAAGCTGGATAAGCACCCAATGAAAGGACTGTTTTCCTTCTTCGAGGTCATAGAAACTTACTCGATGACTGCTCATCAGTTAGCCGTGGATATTGACGAATATATTAATGTTCACGATTTTGTTCCCGATTTAATCATCGTGGACTATGCTGACCTGATGGAGAGGGAGCACCGTTATGAGCGGGAATATGTGGAACTGGAAGAACTGTGTAAGAGGCTTCGGCAGATAGCAATGAAGCATAACTGCGTAATGCTCACTGCCTCTCAAGTTAACCGAGAAGGAGTTACTGGTGGACTGGCGAAGAATGAGAATGTGGCAGGAAGTTATGGGAAAATAAAAACTGCCGATTTGGTGATGTCCATAAACCAAAACGATGAGGAGAGACAAAACGGCAAGATGAGAATAGCAGTAACTAAAAACCGTGAGTATGTAAGCGGGAGAATAGTTACGGTGAATATGGACTATAAGAGCTTGAGGATTACTGGGGAAGAGGGAGCAGCGGTAGGGTATATGAATTCAGGACGAAAAAGGAAAGAGAGTTCTGTGGAGGGAATGGAATGGCTGACTCAGTCATAGCTTACCTTTTAGCCCATCGAGTTGATATTCGAGAGGGTAGGGGAGATGAGTGGAGGATGGACTGTATAAACTGTTCTGACCACAATAAACACCTCTACTATAACTCTCGAAAGCACCAATTCCTGTGCTTTAAGTGTGGGTGGAAAGGTTCAGGTTATAGACTGATTAATGCTTTTAACCGTAAATATGGTTATACAGGCTCGGTGCAGTTGGGCATTCCTGTGGAGCAACCGATAAAGCCTGTTGATCGTCGTCCTAAAATCTCTCTTCCCGTAGGAGCTTATCCTCTGACTGAGGATGGGGAGAATTACCAACGGGCTCTAGCTTATTTGCAGAGACGAGGAATTGGTAGGAAAGAGATTGAGGAATACCAAATTCACTATACCCATTTTGGTAAGTTCGCAGGACGGATTATATTTCCCATTTACCATAATGGGAAGTTAGTTAGCTATGTGGGAAGAGCTATTAATCCTAAAGTAACTCCTAAGGTTCTTAACCCCAGTAGCAGTGAAGCTAATCCTCCTTCCCACTACCTGTATAACTTTGACCGAGCTCGCTTTTATCCTTCAGTAGTTTTGACTGAAGGAACTTTTGACTGTATTACCACGGGGATAGTGGATTATAAATATGGAGCAGTAGCTACCTTTGGGAAAAAGTTATCTCCTGAGCAGGTTAAACTCATCTTCCAATCTTCCTTTCGGGAAATTATTTTTGCTTGGGATTTACGAGATGCTATACCCGATACCATTAATTATGCTCAAGAGTTTACAGGCTTTTACCCTGTTAAGGTGGTTATGCTTCCAGGAGACAAAGACCCCAATGATTTGGGGCACGAGCAAATGGCTGAGTTAGTTCGTAAAGCAGTCCCTTTTAATCGGATTAATTTAAAATTAAAAAATTTTTAGGAATTTTTTTTAAAAGTGGGAATAAACTAAAACCGATTGAGTTATAATACTGTGTTAGGAGGTTATAGAGAATTGGGAAAATGCGAATATTGTCAAAAGTGTCCACTTTATAACGAGCCCCAAGTTCCTGCAGTGGGAATACCCTCAGCAGAAATTATGCTCATTGGTGAGGCTCCTGGAGCTCAGGAAGTAGCTTATGGAGAGCCATTTGTGGGTCGCTCAGGACAAATTCTCAACTCTGCTTTGGAGGAAGCAGGGATTGAAAGAGCTAAATTATATATTACCAATGCTGTATCGTGCCGTCCCTCAGATAATCGAACTCCTACCCCTGAAGAAATTCAGCTGTGTAGAGGAAGATTGGTGAAAGAAATTAACCAAGTTAAACCTAAGCTTATAGTTACTCTTGGAGCTGTTCCTATGCGGTCAATTTTAAAGCTGAATGGAATAGTAAAGCACCACGGGCAGGAAGTCTACTCTGAGGAGTTTGGTTGCTTAGTGCTTCCTTGCTACCATCCTGCTTTTGTTCTCCGAGATCCTCGAAGACAGCACGAATTTCTGCAGGATATTATGAGAATTCCTCGGTTGATTGATGATTCAAAACCTAAAGCGAAAACGGAATATATTGTAGTGGATAGTTTTGAGAAGCTCTACCAGATGAGGGATGACTTAAAGTCCCTACCTGCAGTGGCTTTTGACATAGAGACTAATGGATTAAATCCATTTATGGAGGGTGCAAATGTTACGGCTATTTCTTTTTCTGGTCAGTATGGTAAATCCTATTGTGTTCCTCTTTACTACCAAGCTCCCCTGTTCAGCAGTGAATTTTTGGGAGAGCTTGCTACTTACTTGTCAATCCTCTCTAAAAGCAGTTCTACCGAGAGTATCCCTACCAAATTTAGTTCCCTCCTGCAGGAGTCCAGGCTAATAGAGGAGTTGCACGGCAAATCGGTTAAGGAATACCGTAAAGCAGTGAACTCCTTTATCGAGGAATTAAGTTCTCGGAGAAAAAATCCTGTATTTTCAGCCGAGGAAATCAATAACCTTATTATCCCTGTTTTACGGGAGATCCTTGAAGATCCTGCTAAAGAGCTTATTGCTCATAATGGGAAGTTTGATACTCAGTGGTTGAGGTATAAGCACGGGTTTAACATCCATCTCCAGTTTGATACCTGCATTGCTCACTACTTGCTGGATGAAAATTCAGCTCACAACTTAAAGCGGGTAGCCAGTGCTTACACCGATATTGGAAATTATGCTCACGATTTTCAGGCGTATGAGGATAGATTTAATCGTGCTCCTGAGGAATTGTTTTACCAGTATTCCTGTGCTGATGCTGATGCTACTTACCGCCTCTATACTGTGTTTAAGCCTTTACTGGCAGAGAAAAAACTGGATAAAACTTTCGCTATGGTGATGAAGTTTTCTGAAAGCCTAACTGATGTGGAATATAACGGAGTAAAGATTGACCAAGACGCTTTAGCTAAACTGGATCAAGAGATGAGTAAGGTGCTGGAAGATATTACTCACGAGATTCAAGCTCATACCGTTATTAGGGAATGGGCAAAAATCAAAGATGAACCTGTAGAATTCAATCCTAACTCTAACGATATGGTTAGGGAAGTATTATTTGACTGCCTTCATCTTCCAGTGGTGAAGAAGACTAAAACTGGTGCTCCTTCTGTGGATGCTGAAACTTTAGAAGAGTTAGCTAAATACCACGATTTGCCTGAGCTACTCCTCCGCTACCGAAAACAATCCAAACTTTTAGAGACCTACATTCGAGGATACTGGAAGTATATGTCCAGTGATGGAAAAATTCATCCTAACTTTAATTTAGTGGTAGCAAGGACTGGAAGGTTATCTTCCTCTAATCCAAACCTGCAGAACCTTCCCAGTGGGGATGTGAAGGATATTAAGCGGTTGTTTATTCCTTCTCATCCCGATTGGATAATGATGAACTTTGACTTTTCACAAATCGAACTGCGGGTAATGGCTATGCTTTCCAGAGATCCAGTTATGACTAAGGTTTATCAGCGGGGGGAAGATATCCATACTATGACTGCTCAAGCAATTTTTAAGAAGAAGGATATCAACAAAGAAGAACGGCAGATGGCTAAGAAGTTAAACTTCTCTATCCTGTATGGGGCAGGGGCTGAGGCAACCGCTCGGCTTTTGGGAGTTACTCCTGAGGAAGCACAATCATTCATTCAATCCTATTTTAAGCGGTATAAAGGGGTAGCTAAATATATTAAGCTGGTTCAGCAAGTAGCGGAGAAAAATGGAGTAGTTTACTCTCCCTATGGTAGAGCTAGGCGGTTGCCAGAAGCTCAAATGACTACCAATGAAAGCATAAAAAGTAAAGCTCTTCGAGAGGCAGTGAATCATACCATTCAATCTACAGCGAGTGATATCTGTCAGATTGCTTTAGCTAAAATCAATCGAGACTTTAAAGTTAAGCATCTTCCTGCCAATGTGATTTTAACAGTGCATGATTCTATAGTGGTAGAGTGCCACCGAGATTATATGCAGGAAGTATACCACTTGGTTAAGTCTCATATGGAAGGAGTTAAAGGTAAGTTTATTACCATTCCTTTAGTAGCTGAAGCCGAGTGGGGATTTAATTATGGAGATATGTTCCCCTATGATGGGACAAAGAGCTTTGATCAATTGATGGAAGAAACCAATAAGGAGGCAGTGGCTTAGGTGATACTTGATTCAGTAGTGTTAAAAATTAAAAGGTTAACTACGGTAGCTAAACTACCTACTTTTGCTCATCCAGGAGATGCCTGTTTTGACATCTATGCTGGGCAAGATGTAGTAGTTCCTGCTAAAGGTTATGCTACTGTTCCTACAGGAATAGCTTCAGAAATTCCTGAAGGGTATGAAGTAGTGATTAGACCTCGGTCAGGTTTAGCTTTTGATCACGGTCTACAAGTTCATCCTGGAACTATAGACAGTGGTTATCGGGGAGAATGGTTGGTGCAGGTTTATAACCATTCTCATACTTCCTACTTGATTCAAGAGGGAGAAAGAATAGCTCAAGGAGCTCTTCGTATTGCTCCCCGAGTAGAGATTGAGGAAGTGGATAAGCTATCAGAAAGCGATCGAGGAGAACGAGGGTTTGGTTCTACAGGGTATTAATAAATGTTCAGGAAGTTTTTTGTGCATCCTCTTGACAAGTAAACTTAAAATGGTTATAATATCAGCGTAAAACATTAAAGAAAGGAGATGATGTTCATAGATGATTCCCTTTGAGGTTGTTCCCACTCGGGAGTATAGTGTGGAAGAGTTAAAAGAGGAGTTTGAGAGGTTAAAAGCTAATGTAGATTTGAATAAAGCTCAGTCAGAGCTGACTTATGATGATGAGAATATTGAAGAGGAGATGCAGAAACAAGCAGGACTATATTTTTATTATTCTTTACTTCGCAATCAAGCTAAAGCACTATACGAGCGAGCAGATATTCTGTTGGGCAACCTCAAAGCTGACCGAGATTTAGTGGTAAGAAAGTATATGGTGGAGAAAGAAATGAGGATTACTGATACAGCAGTCAAAGCTACTGTAGAGCGGAGTGATTCAGTTAGAGAATTGAGTTTTTTGAAGTTGGAAATTGGTGAAGTATTGGCAATGTTGGATACTGTGGTGAAAGCATTGGAACATAAAAAGGATATGATGACTCAAACATCAGCCAACCATCGTCGAATGGTGGAAAGTAATTTTTTATAAAACACGGGGAGGTGTATTATGGGGTTTTACAAAACTAATCTGGAAGTTTTAAAAGGCTTAGCTGACCAGAAGCGGGGGAGGTTCTGGGCACCAAAGGTAGGATATAACAATATTAGATTCCTGCCTCCGTATTCGGAAAAAGGCATTCCTTATAAGAAAGTATGGATGCACTATGGAGTAGGAGAAGAAAATGCCTCAGTGATTTGTCCTAGAAAAATGACAACTGATCCTGAGGTTTTATTAGGTGATAGAGTTCCAGTAAGGAAGTGTCCTATCTGTGCTTTGGTGGAGAAACTCTTCCACTCTGAAGATCCTCGGGCTTTAGAGAAAGCTAAAGCTTTGTCTGCTAAGCCTCGGTATTACTATAACATTTTAGACCTGGATAATCTTAAAGCAGGAGTTCAGGTTTACAGTGCTCCAGCTAAGATTCACGATGACTTAGCTAAAATTTGGAGCAATCCTAAGTTTGGAGATGTATTTGACCCTGAAGCAGGGTTTGATTTTATTCTGCACCGAGAGGGAACGGGAATTACTTCTCGTTACTCTTTGCAGATAGCTGATCCTAATCGCACTTCTATTCCTGATATGAAGTATTTAGATGAATTGGTTAACTTAGATCAGTTAGTTAAGTTAGAGGATTATGAAACTATAAATTTTTACTTGACTGGTGATGGAGAAGACTCACCTGATGATGAGCCTGAAGAAGTGAGTCAAGAGCCAGAAGAGAATATTGATGAGGATTTGTTTGGACCACCCTTAGGAGAACCGGAGGATGTGTTTGAAACTCCCTCCTGTTTTGGTAAGTCTTATTCTCCTACTGATGATCTCTGTCTCAGTTGTAATGATCAGGAAGCTTGTAAGGCTGAATTTGCTCTTACAGCTAAACCAAAAAGAAAACCTGTAGTAGGGACGGTTTAAGCTTATGTCTCAAGTTAATTTAATCTCTGATGTTATAAATGCTATGGAGAAAGTGTTAGGGAACGGCGTGGTTTATAAGCCCGCCGATATCCCTAACACTAAAATTAGACAGTATATTTCTACTCAATGCTTGCCTATTGATATGGCAATAGGAAGGAGAGGAATACCATGTGGAAGAATCTCTATGATTTATGGTCCAGAAGCCAGTGGGAAAACTACTATTGCCTATCACATTCTTGCCGAAGCTCAGCGAATGGGTGGAGTCGCCATCCTATATGACACTGAATTTTCCTTTGACCCTGACCGAGCGGAGATAATTGGCATTAATCCTGAAGAATTAATTCTCGTTCAGGATATTAATATGGAGGAGATGTTTACCTCACTAGAAGCTTTGATTGATAAAGTGGAAGAAGGTGATATTCCCACTCCTGTATGTGTAGTTTATGATTCTATTACTGCTACTAAAACTCGCAGTGAAGAAGAGAAAAAAGATAAGTATAACAATCAGCAACCTGCAGTGCAGGCACAAGTTCTTTCTAGGTCTTTAAGATTAATTCTCAATCAAGTGGTTAAGAACAATATTGCTCTAATATTCCTTTCCCAAATGAGGGACAACGTTGCTGGTTATGCCAGTGATGTTGTCCCTGGCGGTAGAGCAGTAAAGTTTTATTCTAGCTTAATGATGAAGGTATCTAGAGTAGGAATACTAAAGAATGGTGATGAAAGCATAGGGATTGAAGGTAAAGTTAAGATAGAAAAGAATAGACTAGGACCTCCATTCCGAACTGCTGATTATACTATTAACTTTGCTACTGGAATAGATAAGATAAAAGGATACCTAGATGCTGCAGAGATGTTAGGTGTGGTTAAGAAAGCAGGTGGGTGGTATGAATTTGCTGAAGACTACCGAAAGTTTGGAGAGAATAAATTTCGGCAGAAAGACTTCAGTGATTTGTGCACCCCTGAACTAATAGAAGTATTAGAAGGGTTAGCTTTTCGTGATGTTGATGATGAAACCCTCCCTAGCTAACATTTCCCAATACCTCCTCCCAACGAGCCAGGAGCCTCCACTCCTGGCTCCTCTTTGTTTAGGGGTGAGATATGAGTAAAATATTATTTCATTCGGATATTCATTTTAATTTGTATCGGGAATTTTCTGAAGGGGAAACGGGGAGATTAGATAGAATTATAGAAGTAGAGAAAACTATTATTACTTATGCTTTAGATTATGGAATTAAAGACCTAGTCTTTCTAGGAGATTGGTTTCATAACCGCAGTCAGTTAAATGTTTTAGTATTGCAGAAAACCTTAGAACTGATGTATCAAAATTTATCTAATGACTTAAGATTTTATTTCTTAGTAGGTAACCACGACCAGTATGATTCTAGTGGTCAGGTTCATTCTCTATATCCTTTTAAGATGTTAGGTAAAGTAGCTGACCTACCTTGCTATATAAAGGTAGGAGATAAATTAATCGGCTTTATTCCCTATCAGGTGAATAGAGATCAATTGTTACAGGATATAGAGAGTCTATTAAGGGGACAGAAAGTGGACTTACTATGTCTCCATCAAGGGGTTCAAGAAGCAAAACTACCTAATGGAATGGCAGCAGGTGATGAGTCTTTCTTATCACTCAGTGAGTTACCTGATGACCTTCCTATTATTTCAGGCCATATCCATAAGCCTCAAGTGTTAGATAACCTGCTCTATATTGGTGCTCCGCTGCAGCACAGCTTTGGAGATGCAGGAGATAGAAGAGGGTGGTATGTCTTAGATGATGATGGAGAGTTTGAATTTATTGAAAACAACTTCTCTCCTCGGTTCTATAAACTAGAGATGAGAGAGGGAAAGATTGATATTCCTGGAACAGTTGATGACTACTACTGGATTACCACTGATGGTGAGGTAGAAGAAGTTAAGAAACAATTATCTGATTTCAAAAATCTGCGGATAGATACTTTCCCCAAAGCAGTAATGAATAACAGTAGAGTAATAGAGAAAGATAAAACCTTTGACCAGATGATTGATGAATATGTAGAGGGAACTTTAGCTGATACTGAAGCACACGAGGTAGTAAAGAAGTATGGAAAAGAAGTACTTCATAAGGTGGTGTCTAAATGAAGCTGCAGAATATATCCATTCATAACTTTTTAAGTATTGGAGATATAGAACTTCAGCTTTCTGGTCGAGGGTTAGTGCTAATAAATGGAATTAATAAAGATACTGTTAGTGGAGATTCTAATGGAGCAGGGAAGAGTGCTATTTTAGAAGCAGTAGTATGGGTATTGTATGGTAAGACTCTTCGAGATATTCCTGCTGATGCTGTAGTTAATCGCTTTGCTGATTCAGGAGCAGTAGTGAAGTTAGATTTTACAGTAGATGACTTACCCTATCAGGTAATAAGAGCTCGCAAACACGATGAATATGGGAGTGGTTTATTTTTATATCAAGGGAATACTAACTTAACCTTAGGAACAGTTAAGCAAACTCAAGAGAAATTAGAATCTATATTAGGTATGGACTTCACTACCTTTACTTCCAGTATTGTATTTGGTCAGGGATATGCCAGTGTCTTTACCACGATGAAAGATGCTGATAGGAAAGAAGTATTAGAGAAGATATTAGAACTGAATGTTTTTTCTAAATGTTTAGAAGAAGTTAAATTAGACTACAGGGAGTTAGAAGCAGATACAGCTAACTTAAACTCTACTTTAACTACTCTTTATACTACTAGAGATTCTTTAGTTCAGTCTATTAAATCTCTGAAGGATAAGTTGACCCAGCGAAAGAAAGAAATCAAAGAAGAAATAAAAGAACTCAATGATGCTATTAAAGCTAATGCTCAAGAGGGAACCCAGCTTAAAGCTAAGAGGGAAGCTTTATTAGTTAAGCTGGCTTCTATTGATGATAACCTTAAGGAGTATCGAGAAGTAATTCAACCTTACATCAAAGAAGTAGAGCAGTTGTTAAACAAAAGTAGAGGAGCTTACCTCTCTTTAGATAAGCAAAGAGAGTTAATGGAGAAGAAAGTTAAAGAACTGCAGGATAGGGTAGATAACATCACTGCTGAATTTCTTAATAAACCTTGTGATCGGTGTGGAAGAGTTATTACTGAAGCAGAACTTCCTCACGTTTTAGCTTCAGTATTACAAGAGTTAGAAATCAATGGTCAAGCTACTAAAGCTCTTATTGACCAAGTGAAAGCTCTTAAAGAAGAATATCAAAAATATGAGAAAGAATATAACAGTAAGCTGTTGGAGAAAGATGAAAAGTTTGATGAGTTTATAAAGCAGAGAGATATTCTGCAGAGAGAACTGAATGATGTAACAGCTAAACTATCTCGAATTGTAGAGTCCTTAAAGAGAATGAAGGAAAACAAAGCCGAGAAAGAATCCAGCACGGAGTTAGAGACCATTACCAATCTTATTACTGAAAAGCAGGAAGAGTTAAAGCAGGTAATGGATGCTATTAAAGCTCATCAGGAAAAGTTAGAAAGCTTTAAAGCTCGTAAAGATGTTCTATCTTTTTGGAAGAATGGGTTTGGTAATGGAGGTATAAAGAGCTGGGTTATAAATAGCTACTTAGATTTTATCAATCAACGGATTCAGTATTACATACAGCAGTTAGGATATACCGATTTAGTAGTGCAGTTTGTTCCAGTAGTAGCTACTCGGGGAGATAATGAAGTTGATAGAGTAGAACTACAGGTAGTTAATGGTTCAGGAGGAGAGAGTTACCTAGCTAATTCAGGGGGAGAAAGAAGAAGAATAGATGTAGCGGTTCTCTGTGCTTTGCAGGATTTAGTTAGAAGTAGGAAAGGAAAAAGTGCTAATGTTCTTTTCTTAGATGAAATCTTTGATACTTTAGATGGAGCAGGAATTGAGGCAGTAGTATCTTTATTGGGAAACTTTATTCGGAGTAGTGATGATTCAGTATTTGTTATTAGTCATAACAGTGAGTTAAAACCTTACTTTGATAGGGTAATTACAGTGGTTAAAGAGAATAAGATAACGAGGGAGGAAAGTTATGAATGTGAATTTGTTAGTTAGCACTCCTAATCCAGTGGAGGTTATGTATATTGCTGGTAGAATTTGCAGGAATAAAAATGTTGATGCTGTTTTAAAAGAAGCTAAAGATAAACCTCAGGAAGTAAAAGAAAAGTTTATTCAAAAGTTAATCAAAGCAGGACACGAATCAATATTAGAACACGTTTCTTTTACCTTTGTGGTTAGTAATATTTCTAGAATAGCTACTCATCAGTTAGTAAGGCATAGAGTAGCTTCCTATGCTCAATACTCTCATCGAGGAATGGATGATGAATTAACTTTTATCATTCCTGATTCTTTGAGTAATAAGATGAATGAGAAAGAAGAGATAAATAATTTTATTATGGGGTATTTGGAACAGGCAGGTGGTTTTTATTATGATTTAGTAAAGTTAGGGATTCCTCCAGAAGATGCTCGCTTTATGCTTCCTAATGGTTTAGCTTCTAATATTATGTTTACTATGAATGGTAGAGAGCTGAGGCATTTCCTTAAGCTACGGTTAGCTAAGAATGCTCAGTGGGAAATTAGGCAGTTAGCTCAAGAGATATTGAAAATATTAAATGATGTTTGTCCTGTTTTAGTAACAGATATAAAGGAGGAATAGAATGCCTACAGTTTATTTA